CTTACAGAAGGTTGACCTACAGTAGATTGACTTACAGAAGGTTGGCCTACAGTAGAGGATATATACGGGGCAACACTTTGTAATACATCTTGACCCGATTCATATCCTAAACGTGGGCTAACTCTATTAGCTGTTTGTTCTTCCATTTCATCTTTAGTTTCTCCTGCAGAAGTAGGTGTAGGTGGAACTTGACTAATATCATAATCTGCTCTTGTAGGTGTAGGTACAACAAAAGGAGTTTGATATACAGAAGCTAATTGCCTACGAATATCAGGTGCCTCAGAAACCTGACTTAAATCACGTTGTCCAACTTCTGGATATGCAGTAGAACGATCAAAGAAATAAGGATCATATGTAGATGACATACCTAGTCTTGCAGTTCTATCTAATATTGATGGAAGCACTTGACTTTCAGCTTCTCTTACAGCATCTATACCATAATCTGATATTAGTTGATCTCTTCCCCTTTGACTAAATACTAAATTTCTACTTTCGTCAGTATCTAAATATCTACGTTTAATTCCTTCAGGTAAATTTGCTTTGAAACTTTGCCCTTGAGAAAGAAATCGTGCTAATAATGGAGTTAAATTTTCAACAGACACACCTGTTTGCACTGGTGTATCCGTAGGCATTAAAACATCTCTAGCTGCAACTTCTTCAATTGGTCCTAGAAGATTAAATATAGGTGCTTGTTGACTTATATCAAATACATCTTGACCTTCAAATGTATCTAAATCAGTTTTAGTTAATCCATATGGTAAAACTTTTTCTGCAGCAGAATCAAAGGGAGGTATAGTTAATTCATCTGGTAAGACTTCTTCTGGGTTATTTACTGTTGCTGGTTGGCTTACATCTTTTACTGCTACATTTTTTACTTGTGTCTTTACTTCTTCTGGTGCAAGGATACCATCCACAAAGTTTGTAATTTTTTCAACGAAATTTGGCCCTTTAATTTTTCCAAGCAAAGTATCACGTATTCTAATTAATTCTTGTTTTTGCTCGCCTGTTGCATTTTTTATACGATCATCAATAGTATTTAAAATTTTACGTTTTTCTAATTTAACAAGTCCGTAAGTTAGTAACCCAAAACCAGATGGACCCATTATACCCATTACAGAAGTAGCTATAGATGAAGAACCGTCTGAAAACTTTTTGGCTTCTTTAATATACATATCTAATGAAGAATTATCCCAACTACCAGCCTTAGTAAATTCATTTTCTGGTAATTCTGGTGCTCTGTCTTTACCAGACTGTGAAGCACGTGTTACTACATCATTAACTTCTTTTACAGTTTCTGTTACTGGATTTACTACCTCTCCCAATTCACCAGTTTCAGGATCATAACGTGAATATCCAGCAGGTATAGGATACATAGGAGAACCACCGTAGTGCATAATAATAATACTATTACCTGCAGCATTACGGTATTCTACAGCTTCCATTATATCAGTAACTACTTTTTCACCTTCTTCTACTGTAATAGGTTCTGGTTGTACTTGTGGTGTGGAAAGTAAACGGGATCGTGACCCTAGACCACCTGTCTTCATATCTGCACGATCTTCTTCACTATCCTCTTTATCTGCTACTTGAACTACAATTAAATCATCCATACTAAAAGGTAAATCATCTGAAATAATAGCTTCATCGGCATTACCCATCAAGCCCATAGCTTCCATCTTTTTTAAACCCATCTTGGCTTCTTGACGCATGTTCATAAGTTCTTTTAAACCTATGTAACGTGTAACGTCTTCAGGAAAAATAAACTCACCTTCACTAATATTGATAGGTATGTCATCACGTACACCTTTTTTAGTGCCGCCTACAGGAACTTTATTCCCTGACTCTTTGTCAATTTGACCACCTTCGTCATTAAGACCACCACGTCTAAATAGTCTAGCTTGTTGTTCCATCATAGGAGTTCCACCTTTGTTAAATTTTAAATTTTCACTACGTTCACGGGCAGCTTTTTCTGCTTCTTTTTGACTACTATGTGTACTAGTAGGTTTAATGAGACCAGCTTCTAGCATAAGTATTAATGTATCATCATCATATTTGTGTCCCTTATATATACTAGGAACATTAATCCATTTACCTTTGTATTTAAAGGTAGTAGATTTTTCAGATACCATTTCACCTTCAGGTGTTTTGTATACATCACGACCTACTTGTGTTTTCTTTTCTGTTTTCTTTCCTACTTCAGCCATTCTTTAAAACCTCATCTCTGAGTTTTTGCAATCTTCGTAACATATAGATTGCACCTTGTGACCTATTTATAATTGCTACATTATCAGCTTGTTCCATAGAACGATGTTGTTGTTCTATTAACACATCTATATAATTATTGAAGTGTTCCCATTGCTTCTGGTTGCTCACCAGACCCTTCAACTTGCTCAACTGGTTGCTGTTCATTACCACTAAATCCTTGTTCCTCTGGTAAAGGTGCTTGTCCTGTGCCTATGTTTCCACCACCTGCACCTGTTGGGTCTGCAGGATTAGCTCCTGCTGGTGGTTGAACTTGTTGTTGTTGCTGGAAACCTTTCATAAGCTCTGCTTGGACAGCAGCTTCATTCATATTGTTGGTTACTTTGTCGGGATCAAGGTCGAGAGATTTTGCAATCTCACGAATAATATACTGAAACTTTGCAAATGGTGCAAGTGCTGGACTACTAGCAACTTGCATAAACTGCATAAGTCTTTGACTACGTACTTCATTAGCCATAAGACTTTCAGTACCACGTGCTTTAACTTCTAAATCACCCTTTATATCTGGGTTAAAATTAAACTGCATATTAAATCTAAATAGACCCTCTCCTAATGGCCTAAGTAAATAATCATCTACATTTTTAATTACGTTTTTAATACTGCCTTGTGCTGCACCCATTAACATACTAATACCACTAGCAGTACGGCCTACACCCGTAACACCAGTTTGACCGTGTGCAAATGATGGAAACCCTGTTGACTCATCTGCAAGCACACGTGCTTTGTCAAATAGTTGCATATTTTCTGCAGAAACATTTGGAAACTTTGTACCAAAGATAGCTTGACCCGGAGCACCACCTTGTCTTCTAAACACTTTACCCGGATATACTGATAGGTCTTGACCCGGAACTAAGTTTGTCTCATCTACCTCAATAAGAAGATTACCAGATAATACAGCATTGTCAACTGCCATTCTCATAAAACCATTCATAAGAGTTTGAGTATCATCCATATTTTCTGCAATACCTACCCCAAAGAATGAATAAGGGTTAAGTTCATATGGTGAAGCCATATATGGGATAGTTGCTGGTTTAAATGGGTTTAATACCATACGAAGAAGTTTACCGTTACAAATCCAAATATTTGCTTGTAATTCATCTACATCTTCTAGTTCACTAGGAATGTCTACACCTTGCTCTATAAGCATTTCTGTGTCACACATACCCCAATACTCAAGAACCTCAAAACGTTCTACACCATGTTCTGGTGCATACTCTGAAAGATCATCTTCCCAAGATTCTCTATTGTAGTTTTCACCCAAACTTATTGCTTCGTCAATTATACTTGATCTAAAATATGGACGTTTCTTTAGGCTACGTAGTTGGCTACGAGACATTTTATGACGTTCAATCACATACTGTGCTTCGTCCATATTGTTTGCATCTGGGTCTGGATAAAAGTTCCACACAGAAACATGAGATACCTGTGGTACTGTTTTAAATACAGGATCATATTCACCATCTTCATTCCAGTTAGGATATTCTTTATCTACAGCAAATGGACCTTTCATTACACCTGTACCAAACAGAGCCATTTCAAATGCAGTACTACGTAAATGTTTTGATGCATTTGATTCCATCAACTGATCATGTACTTGTTTTTCCATTGTCTTAGCTGCAATCATAGCAGGACTAAATGTAACTGATGTAGGTGTTTTACCTGCACCCTCTTTAAGATAATCTATTTTAGATAAATCATCTTTTAGTGGTCCAAGGCTATCTAGCAATGTTTTAGTAGTTGCACCTTTTGGAAACTCCTTACCATCACCAGTGTACCCATAGGGACTTACAGTTTCACTAGACTTACTACGTAGTGGTTCTGGTTCTTTAGGATCAAAGTGTACATCTTTAACTACACCGTCTGGTAATTCTGTAGGATCAATGCTAAGAGGAAATTTATTGTTGGCAAATAATACGTCTACAATCTGACCATATGCAGCAAGTGTTTTTGTTTTAGTTACCTTAATAAATACTCTTGACTTTTCGGCTTCAGTAAACTGTACATCAGTACCGTATATACCACGATAATTACGATAGGCACGTAGCCACCGATCTTCATCTTGTTTACGATAATCTTCAGAACGATGATACCGTTCCATTATAAATGGAATAATATTAGATGTCTGTATATCTTCTTCCGAATCTTCTGAATCTTCAAGAACTATTGCATCATCTTCAATAAATACGTCATTATCTTCTGCCATTTACTTTTCCTTAATAGCCAAATACAGGGTCAGAAACCTGCATTGTTCTTTGTGGACCACCTCTAGGGTCATAGTCAAATATACTAAATCGAGGTCTTGACATTATACCGTATCTCAATGCGTCATACAAGTGATCTTCTGATGTGGTATCAATATCTTCTGGATTTCTTTTGTCAATAGGTAGTGCAGGTAATTGTGAAATTAAATTTGTGCAGTTATTAAAAAATACTATACGTGGTTCTTCTGTAAATTCATCTACCTGTAAACGTCTGTGTATTTCGTTTTTACCTGCTACACGAGAACCTCTAGATCTATCTGATGGTCGCCACCTGCAACCTCGTTGTACCATTTGCTCTGCAAGGCTAGGTCCAGTATCACCACGTTTGTGCCACAAACTAGAGTCCAATACACCGTACTTTATATTACCGTCTTCTGCCTCTAGGTCTAACACCATATCGGCTAGATCGGTAGCTAAAACTTTACTGACGTATAATTCTCTATATACGATAAGTTGCTCATCAGGCGATACGGCAAACCAAAGGACACCACTGTAAGAACCATAACCGTAATCACAAGCTCTAAATTTAACCCAGTTACTAGGGATGTAATAAGGTTCAACAACATGTACGTTCCTATCAAACTCTGTAAATGCAGCACCTTCTTTAATGTCCCAATCACCGTCTAACAACTGTCTACGTTGTTGTTCAGGTAATGACAGAAGCATTGCTTCATAATCACCTTGTTCTGCTAGGTAAGGATTGTCGGTAAGACGGGCAGGTATAAACCTACGTTTGAATAAAGACTTGCCAGCTTTTGCATGTCCAGAAGGATAACGTAATACTTCACCTGTGTCAATATCTGTTGCGTCGAAAGATGTCCCATATGGTGCAGGGTCAATAAACATTTTTTTGACCCAATGATGACCTCTACCTCCGGGGTTAGTAGTTGCCCTCATATATACTGGTAAATCTTGTGCAGTAGAACGTAGACGTGATCTCATATAGTTCCACGGGTATGGGGTAGGCCACTGAGTTAGTTCGTCAAAACCAATCCAGCTAAATGCCAAACCTTGATAACGTAATACGTCCTCTTCTCTATCCAAATAAGACATCCACAATCTTGCACCAGAGGGTGCAGTCCATTGCATCTTACGTTCTGACCACTTTATACCGGGCCAAATTTTAGGGTACATTTCTTGAGATTTAAATATAAGTTCCCTAAGTTCTTCCGTAGTATGTCGTAGGAGCAATCCTGAGAAGGCTGGATGGCCCATAAACCGTAATGGGTCTGCCAACATTGCATACGACTTACCACCACCTGCAGAGCCACCGTACAACACTTCACGTTCACCTGCTGCAAGAAAATCTGTCTGGGGGCCAGCATTAGGTTTAAATATTACGTTGTGTTGTTCTTCTACAGGAATCTCAGTAACTACAGGTTTATGCTGCTGTACTGCTTTCTTCGTTGTCTTTCTTGCTGTTGAGCCTTTTGGTTTCGAGGGCTTCCGCCTTGGAGATTGCCTTTTTTGCATAGTCTGCCCATCTGCGAAGGCTTCTAGCTTGGTTGTACCGTCTTCTTTCATTATCTAACCGTTTCTTTAATCCTACATGTGATATGTACCTACCTGTATTTCTTGACAACCAGTTAGCAACCTCACGATATGAGTATTGCTTTAGGTACTTCTTAGCCTGTTGTAGCTTGTCTAGCTCGTCGGGTATTGGTACTAAGACTTCACTATCATCAGGATGTAGTTCGTAGCCAAACGGGACAGTTCGTGCAATACGAGGGATTTCTATCCACTCATTATCTTCTTGTAAATCTGTTGGTTGTGGTAGTTTCCAAACACCAGTTTTAATCGTCATATTGTATCTGTTTTGGTGGCATAAGCATTACACCACCCTTTGCTTCTACCTGCATCTTTTCTGTTTTTACTAAACCAGTACGATCCAGTAATTCTTTTGCTGCTTGCATTTTATCACGTATGCCTAATTCTGTTGGGTCCATTAGAGCACCTACCATTGCAACTGCAGCTTGAGGTGCATTACGTGACATATACATATGTGTAGCATCTAGTATTTCTTCTTTTAAACTATTTACTACTTGTGTAGTTGAAGTTGTATCAGAATAACCAGCAAGTTTTTTAGCATGAGCTACATTACCTGCTGCCTCGTCAAACAAGACATCTAAAAACTTTTGTTGTTGTTCTGTTAATTGTCTACTCATATTACATCATCTCAAAATGTGGGCCATCAATAAATGGTCTACGGTTCTGTGATCTACGCAAATCAATGTACTCATTCATTGCGTCTTCCATAGTACCTACGTACTTAGTAATATCTCCTACCGACCAAGCTGCTCCCCATTTAATAGGGCAACCTATTTCATTAGCAGCCTCTGCCATTGCATCAGCAATGTTATCGTAAACATTTAATTCCCAAACTACATTTGACCCATCATACGCAACAAGGTCTACGGCATGGCTATAGCCTGTGTCCTGAATCAAATGCTTAGAGTTCATAGTTTGTGAACGTCCTGAAGCATATAGTTTTTCCTGCTCTTCTAATGTACGTACACCATACGTTACACCAAAGTCTACTGTAGTCAATTCAATAGCACGTTTCACTGTGGCTACCATGTCAGGGTGAACACCCTCTAGTTTATCTAACGATCGTTTACTTAGTTTAAATGCCATTATTTTTTCCCAAACAGTTTAGTAGCAGATCTTACCCCAAAGCTGGCAGCAACAATTACACCCAAAGTATATTGATACCAATCTGGCATAGTCTCAAGGGCTGTAAAACCATTAGCAACTACTCCCCTACCCCAATCTCCTGTAAATACAAGTATAAGTGGTATACTAAAGAGTATAGTTAGCCATTCGTCTTTCCAACTATTCTGGCTACCTTGAGCCATAATCTTTTCCCAATCTGCTTCACTCGTTGCACGAGAGAGCATAATCTGTGCTTCAGCTTCAGACTTAGCAACCATTGCACGGGTTTCTGCAGCTTTAGTTTCAACTTTTCCATTTAACCATGTTCCTGCTAATTGAGTTATTGGTCCTATTAATGCTTGAATCATAAGGCTATTCCTTTTGATTTATTCTCGAAAGACATCTCTACACATTTAGTAATTACAAAAGCATCTGGGGTAGGTTTAGTTTGCTCTAGCTTTTGTACCATTACTGCTCTATCTGCCTCACACATTTCTTCGTTTGCATACAGTATTTGATTTGAACCCACCTGATGATTACCACCCAAAAAAAGAATTAGAACAATAATATACATCAGCCTGTACTCCGATCAGTCTTAGCCTCTTTATTCATCCAAATACCAAAACAACCTGTTAATGCACCCATACAAACTGATACAAGCCCTGCTTGTCCATTACTAGGATCAGGAAGTGACATATACCAGTGAACTGACTGATACGTCAGAATAGTTACTACAAGCATCATAAGTCGTGGAAATACTTTATAGTTATCAATAATTGTACTTGCCATATTGTTTCCTTTCTACCACACTACAAAGTTAACATTTTGTCCTTGTCTAAGAAACAATCTATTTCCTTTATGTGGGTGGTATGTGTATGCATCCTCATACCTATACTTATCTGCTTTTCGTTCCATTGCTGTTTTTGAAGTTTCTACGACTTCTTTTTTAGTTGTATGTTCTGTTGGCTTTACTTTATCGAAAGGCATTTGTGATAACGGTAGATAATCCAATAAACCTAAACTTACATTCATGGTTTAAGTCCTTCTAAATCTAGCCGTTTTCTTTGCAATCTTTTTAGGTTGAGCCACAAACTGCTTACCTGCCTTCGTGCCTTCTCGTTTGGCTCGTGAAGTTGCTGCATACTCAGAAGGACTGAGAGACTTAATAGCAGCAGTAGGGAGATAACGTTCTCCCGTTTTAGCACTAGGCTTACCACTTTTAGTTCTCCACTTTTGTTTAGTCCAAGACTTTAGGCTTTTTTGGGATTTAGCAAGTGGCATTATTAACGACCCATAAACCTGCTTCTACTTCTTGGAGTACGTCTAGTTGGTGTGGGCCTTGGTCTAGGACGTGTAGTTGGCTTAACCCCTCTACCTCTAACTGGACGATTACGTGTTGGACCAGTACCTAAACCTGCTGGTGGTCTTGGTGGTCTTGATCTAGTACTAGGACGACCAGTTGTACGACTACCACCCCTACCTGATCCACCTAATTTTCCCATTTCCCGTCTAATTATTTCTAGCTGTTTAACCATCCTGCTTTTATTCTCCGCAGAAATATCGGGCCGTTGTAAATCCATTTGCAATCGACGTAAATCAAAACCCAAGGCTTTTCGTTTTTCTCCTGCTGTAAGTTGAGCATTTGGTTGCCCTTTATATTTTTCTGTTAATTGTTTGCCAAAAGCATTTTGTGCTTGAATTATTTGACCAAACCGTTGATCAAGTTTTGGGTTTGCAAAACCATACTTACCTTGCTGTTGTCTGCCTCCTACTGCTTGTTGTTGCATTCGAAGTGCTTGTTCTTGGAGCATTTTTTGCTGTATTTGACGTTTAGGTACAGTACCTTTAATTCCTGCCTGTGCTTGTTGTAATTGACGTTGGCTAGGAGTAAAGGTAGATTTTCCAGCATTACCTCTTTGACTCGCATTAAAAGCATTTATTAATTCTTGTGGAGGAGCCATTCCTTGACTCTGGTTAAAATTTGCTCTCCTAGCTGCAGCACGATTAATAAAATTATTAGAATGTTTAATCATATTTCCTACTGATTTTGTAAGAGTATTATTACTAGCTTTACGAGCATTGGGGGCAGCTACTGCTTGTGGTCTTTCTGCTTTTGCAGAAGCTACTTGACCACCTACATTATATGATCTAGCACGAGTCTTTTTTGTTGTTGTTGTTTTTGCTTTACGTGTTGTTTTGGGTTTGGGTTTGCTAGGCATTATCTGTATCCTCCACCTTTAGCTTTGTATTGCTTTGCAAGCATTTGGGCTTTACGTGCAGACCACTGCCCAGCTTTACCTCCTTTAGTGCCAGATTTAATTTTATTAAAAATGTTTTTACGCATTGTAGGCTTAGTATAATTACCAGCTTTGTTCACCGTAGATTTTGTTGTAGATCTCACCACGACTTATTCCCACATCTTTTAGATTTTTATCTGACATATTCTGTAGCTGCCAATAAGCTACCCGTTTTTCATTTGATTCTTTAATAAAATTGTATATACGTGTTAGCATTTCTATCTCCTTTATGTTAGCCCTAACAAGGCTTATGGAAATAGTTATACCATAGTTTATACATAGTTAGTATTGCAAATATAGAATACCCGTTATTTCTTTTTCTTACCCATTCCACCACGCATCATTTTCTTTTTAGGCATCATGCCACCACCACGCATCATGGGTTTTTTACCCATACCGCCTCCACGCATTGGTGTCTTCTTCTTCATTGCTCTGGGTTTCATTGCCATTAGACTGTCTCCTTGCCCTACGATCTAATACAAGAGATTTATACTCTTCTTCTGGGTATACTTTGTAATACCCCAGTTTTTCTAATTGTAGACTTGCATCATCTACTTGACTTAACGATTGAATAAACAACATAGCATATTCTTTATCTATGCTGGATTCCCAATCGTGTTCATATAAAAAATCTAACTCTGCATCTTCTGCACCATAATCAGGATGAAATCCCATTATGTGCAAATCTTTTTCAGAATACTTATCGTTAAGATAATCAACATAAAAATTAAACATTTCTATGTCAGGATAATCATAAGATGCAACTACAACTAATTCGTATCTGTGATTATGGAATACTTTAGCTTCTTTTTCTGTAGTATATACTAAACCAGTAGTTTCTACAACATTTACTTTACGTTGTTTCCATGCTTGTTTAGCAAAAGGGCAAGCAGGTAGGCCACCCAATGTTTCGTTAGGTACTTCTAACACATTGAGTGACCAGCTACGTAAATCTTTCTCTATGCTCACTTGTAGAATATGCCATTTTTACGCATGTCCATGTGACCCGTCTTCATCATCCCACCACGTTTCATGTAGCCCATTTTATTACGTACTGCTTGAGGAAGTTTCTTCAAACCTTTTTGATTTGCTTTAGATGCAATAAGCCCACCTTTATTACGTTGTTGCCTATCTTTACCCGTATCCTTTAAATTACGTTCCATTTTACGTATAGCTGCATCCTGTTTTTGGCTTTGTGTCATACGTTTTAGTTTAGCAAGATTACGTTTAGCTTCTGCACTTAATCGTTCTCTAGCTTCTAGATTACGTATAACCATTTTAATTTGATTGTCCGTAGGATTACCAATAACCTCACCATCTTTAGTAATACCATTTGTAGTATTACCTACCATCATTTCACTGTCTTTTAGTTTAGGTTTAGCACCGATACGTTCTATACCTTCCATTCCCTGTACAGACACACCTTTATCTTTACGAGACTCTGAACTAAGTGTAGCACCAGCTTTACGAGTACGTGCCTGATCTGCCTCACGAGACAAACGATTAAGACGATTCAAAAGAGTACGTTCTTCTTTTGTGATAGTACCTTTTTCTCTTTTAGTTTCTAATTCACCTACGACCTTAGAACGTTCCCGTGAACCTTTAGATGCTGCTTCTTCCATACGTGCAAAAGATTTACTGCCTTGTGTAATTTTTTCTTTACCACCACGACCATATTCTTGCTCGTATGCAAATCTGTCATCTCCACCAGTACGGGCATTTATACGACCTGCAGCTTCTTCTGTTGTAGTTTTACCTGTAGCAAATCTAAAACCTGTACCCTGTGTTCCTTCTTTGCTTTTACGTTTTTCTTTAATCTCATCTCGCATTTCATTTCGAGCTTTACGTACACCTTTAACAACATTGTCTGTTCGGGTATCTACTTTCATAGCAGTTCTAAGTTTTTGCAATTGTTCTGAAGCCATAGCATTAGCTTCTTTTTTAGTCATTCCTTCTTTAGCTGCACGTTTAGCTAATTTAATTTGCATCTCTTCATCAAATGCATTTCTATCTACAACATCCATATACTGTTTGTAGCCTTTTCTAGAAAACCTAGTATCTACACCTGCTTCCTTTTTAACTTTATCTTGTGCTGTAGTGCTGGCTTTCCTAGCTGCTTTAGCAACCCTACGTGCTCCACTAAGTACTCCCATTAGTCTATCCTCTTACCATTTAACTTTGTGTGACCAATACTTGGCACTCAACTTAGTTGTTGGTTTGCCTTGTGCATTGTGTCTTGCATAATAGCTCCGTTTACGAGCTTTATCTTTGGCTGTTGTAGGAGACTTACCTGCACCCTTAACACCCTGTTGTCCAAATCTTACAACCTTATACTTACCACCTTCTGATGCCATTACTGCATGTGATTTAGTTTTGTGACTAGGAGTACGTTTAGGTTTATTAACACCACTTAAACCTAACTGCCTCATTTTATTCTTTACACGATCAGGTATTGCCATCAGTCCATCCTTCTGCTCTCATAGCCCACTCTACATGCTCTAAAGTAAATGGTCTACCATAATGATTCTGTACAGCTTCACGTACATAAAATACATCACTATGAGGGATATGCAAATTCTCAATGTTCTCGTCTAATACGTGACGATAAAATTCTTCAAGAACATTGTCTGTATATAGTTTTACTGATTTTTTAGCCATTGTCAATACTTAATTACAAAATAGTACAAATTAATATCACTAAACGTATAGTTTAAGTGACTACATTGTACGTGTCTTAGTTATTATTGTTATTATATTTAGTATATGGTACATTTAAAGTGTAAACATTGTACGTGTAACAGTTAAAATGTAGGCCACCTAAATCTCTCTTATATAGTTTTACACATTCTGTGGTACGTGTCAACCCCTAATCTTTACATATGCTTAATTTTAGGGAAATCGTTCTTCAAAACACCCCTTTCTAAGAACACTATTCTTTGTAAACCACTATATATGTAATGTGGTTAACACTTCATTTTTCCTGATCTGTGTATTTCTGTGTATACTTATACGTATAC